AAGGATCCAACTGCAGCTGCTTGGTTACCATCACCCACTTGCATATCAGCAATAGCCGCGAATCTTTGACCAGCTTGTACAACGATACCTAATAAATTTAATAATGTTTGTGATGGCTCTTTGTATGGTAATGGAAAGAATGCATCACGTAATGATCCACCCGGTGCATCTACATCTTTAAACTCACCTGGTTGTATTGGTGCTGCTTCATCTCTAACTCTAACGCCTCTTTGTTTAAATCCTGCAGGTAAATTAGATAAAGTTCCTGCATCTAATAATTGACGGAGAGCCGCCGTTGCAGTACGGCTCAATCCGCCAATCATGTGAATGAGTCCAAAGCCATAAAATCCAAGTCCTGGCAGAAATTTGAAGTGGACGAAGTATTGGATCTTACGTTTCTTTAGATCATCGGGCGCATAGTTCCTTCTAATAGAAAGAACTGATCGGTTGCCTTCTTCTACAGTTATTATGTAGGGCAATTTTATTCCAGTCGGTTGATTATCTGCTCCGACTTCTTCAAAACCTTCTAAGTCTAAATTAACATGACACTCTAAAATATTATAAATTGGTTCTTGTTTTCCAGTTTTTTTAGTGCCTTCTAATTCTCTCTCTTTTTTATTTAATTCATCGTTAGAGTCCATACCTGGAGGACCTAATTCTATGTCTCTATAAAAACCAGAGACTTGTTGTTTTCTTAATTCATTTTCAGAAATTTTTACAGTATGAATAATTGCTTCCGCATCATCTAATGAGGTAGCTGTATACGGAACAATTAATTCATCTGCTGGTACAAACTTTGAAACTGCTCTTCCTATGTTTTGATCATAATAAACTTTTTTAAATGTAGAGCCAGCCAATGGTAAATGAAATAACATAGAATCAAACTCTGCTTCATATTCTTTCATTTGATCCATAATTAAATAATTCATAAAATCTTTTACACGAGTTGCTTGTTGTTCAGTTGCAGGATTTTTAACACCAATAACTTGTGTTCTTACTGGTCCATCTGCTGGTAATAATTCTTTATATGCTTGTGCTTGAAACTGAGTAACTGCTTCTGCTAATACTGGGTGAGTTGCACCACTTGCTCCTTGAAATGGCTCTGTTCTATTTTCATATTTAAATCCTAAAAGATCTAAACCTGTTGTATAAGCTTGTTCCCATTCTTTTCTTGATGACTTATAGTCCATATAGTTTTGAACCATTTCATTACCAATGGGTTCTAAAACATCGTCTGGTAAAATATCTGCTAAATTATCAAAATGATTTTCTGTGCCTGGTATGTTTATTGCACCTGGTTCAAAGTCCAGTGTTGCTCCACCATCTTCTTCAGGGATAACTTCAACGGGTCCTTTTTCTACAATCTCTTCCTGAACATTAACTTCTTGTAGCTCCTCTTCAGAAGGAATTTCAACTTTGGTTCTAGTGTTCGGGAGTCCTTTATCTATATCTGCCATTTATACTCCTATAAGTTTCTAACACGTTTTAATAATGAAGGCAACCCTTGTGAGTTTGGTCCTCTTTCTGGTGGTCTACCTGATGAATCGCCTGCCTCTTTTGCTATACCACCACCTGCTAAATTAGCAACGCCACCCGCATCTGCTATTGTCTGCATCTGTTGATCTTGTTTTATAAAATCTTGTATCTGTGGATATGTCATACCAAAATCTTGAATTGTCATACCTTGTGTTTTTAATATTTCATCAATCTCTTGTGGCGACGTAGTTGGAAAAGCCTGTTCCATTTGTTGTTCTCGTTTTTTTAATCTTTGTGCATCAGCTGTTGCACTTTGTGGAATCATCATTCTTCTACCACGTTCTGCCATTGCAAACTCTTCACCTTTTGCAAATTCTTTTGCAAGTTCTGCTTCTTTATCAATCTGTAATTTAGGACCTAAAGCAAGATTAAAAATAGAATCAGCAAATGCTGTTTTAAGTGGCACCCCTGTTTCTAAAGTTTTGTTTAGTGCAATACCACCCTCTATTGCAAGTTCACTTGCAATTGCTAATGGACCTAAAGCATTTTTTACTAATCTACCTGCAGTAGCAGCTTTGTTTGTAAAATTTGTAAGTTTTGCTCTGGCTGCTCCATCACCTTGCTGTGCTTTTTGTGTTAGCTCATCAATGGATTTTTGATATGCTTGTGGCATATTACAATTGACACCATTAGCAAGTCTACATTTTATTCCTAAATTTTTCATAAAAGAAGAAAGACCTTTTACATTATCTAATTTTGTAAAAGTTTGTTGTGTGCTTACACCAGCCGTTTTAAATAAGTCTGGATTGTTTTTTGCATAAGTTTGAAAATTTTTATTTAAAAATTGTAAGTTTTCTAAAGATTTACCTATTTCATTTTTTATATTTAATTTTTGAAACTCTTGCACACCATATTTAAAATTAGTTGCATCATCACTAATCTTACCAATATTAAGTTTTAAGTCTCTCGCTATTTTTTCTACAGCTTTCTTTTTATTTAAATTTGGTTTTATTCCTTTTTTTGCATCTCCCATAGCTATCTCATACTGTTGTGAAAGCGCATCTTTAAAACCCCTGTTAAGATCTTTATCCAAAGGATTTACTCGAGTTAATTGTTCTGTGGTTGCATCAAATAAATTATTTAAACTAGATTTAGATAATGGGTGATCTAGTTCAAAATTTATATTTGGATATTTAAGATTAATAGCATTTTTTAATTGTCTGTACTCGTTTAAGTTTTTTTTAATGGCTAAAAATTTTTTAGGTTGATAGGTTTTTGATTTTGGATTACCAAAAGCTTGATAGAATAATTCATCTATCTTATTTTTGTCAGCTACAATTAGTTTAGATTTCCATAATTTATCTAAAGCATTGTCAGAAATTGTTGAGTCTTTAGGTATCCATTCTAATTTATCTTTTGCCTCTTTTCCCACTGCGATTCTAGACTCAGCCATTCTTTTCTTATAGATATTTAATTGTAAACGTTTTGCTTGTTTTTTAAGATAAGGTAAAGTGATATTGTTAGCTTTAGCAAATTGTTTAGGATCAAAAAATTTTTTCTTATTTGTTTCTTCTAATAATTTTATTTGAATACCTTGTTCTTTTAAAACTCTTTTTTGTCTTGAATCAAATTTTCTATCTGGATTCCACTCCCCATATTTTTTTATGTCATCTAAATATTTTCTTTTAAAGTTATTTCTGTCAGTTGCGTTTAAATTATCAAAGGTTGTTACTTTAATTTTGTTTCTTCTATTTGGTTCTTTATTTGATTTTTTAGCCCATTCTTTTGCAGCTTTGTCTATTGCTTCTTTTCCATAAGCATCATACAATTCTTGAATAGATTCTTCTCTTATAAGATTGGGATCTTTAAACCCAGTTCTATCACCTATATCTTGACCTTGAATTGTGCCACCACCAATTGTTCCACCATCATTAAACCCGATCCGTCCACCTTGAGCCATACCCGGTCGAGTAAGATACGCCATCATTTGTTTCATTCTATCAGGACGCATTATTCTCCTAACATTCTTGCGATACCACCAGATGCAAAATCATCAGCTGCCTCTGCTGCAGCTTCTGCGGCTGCATCTGCTGCTTGCTCTGCTCTGATTTCAGCCTCAATCATTCTACCCTCACCTCTAGATAATTTTTTGACTTTCTTACCAGTTGCGTATTCTTGCATCTGACGAGTTGTGCCTTCTAACATATCATCGAGTGTACCAGCGATAACATCTACTGACTCAGAACCTCCATCTGGATCTGTTGCGTATACTTCTACGTCATTAGCAACAAAATCTCCTTTTGGTTTTGTTTCTAGTTTTGCCTCGCCTTGCATAAAAATATCAGCTCTTCCTGTCTCGGGTCCTCTTTTACCTGGTGCAGTATAATTAATTGATACCGGTTGAGAATATTCATTTTGAAACATCACATCAATCTGACCATCCATATCATCAAGTTGCACATTAGGAATTTTCTCATTCGTATATGTTGTGTATACTCTCTCATCGGTATCTACGTATTTAAAATAATCCATGTGATCAGGATTGTTTGCTTTGTACTCTGAAGTTCTAGCAACATCAGTGTAATAATTTTCACCTTTACCTTCTGCTATCGCTTTATCATACTCCGCCTTACTGACCTCTACTTTTTCTTGTTTAAATACGTTTTTTGCTTTTCCTTCATTTCTAAATTTATTTACAAAAGACGGAAACCAATCTGGCATCTGTGTTGTTGTATTTTCTAATTTTGTTATAGGTGTTTTTATTGGAGGAAGATTTTTAACAGTATCTGCATCTTTACCTAAAAGTTTTAATGCTCCAGTTTTAAGTGCAGCAAGACCTGCGCCTGCTCCACCCATAAGTTTTAAAAATGCTCTCTTAGACATACCAGCTTTTAAACCAATACGTCCACCTTGTGCCATGTTTTCTGGATCTACCATGTCTTCAAAATCTAGTTTTAATTCTAAATCATTTCTTTGTTCATCTAATTTATTGAATAAACTATCTGTTTCAAAGTCTTCAACACCTCTTTGTTCTAATTGAAGTTTTCGAGCTTCTATTTTATCGTCAAGTTTAGAAATCTCATCTCTTAATTTTTTCTTACGTATGTTACCAACTGCTTGTTTATTTTCTCTACCTAATCTTTCAGCAATCTCTGCCTCTGTTTCTTTAATTGCTTTGCCACCCATAATTTTAGATCCTTGAGGTATTTCTTGACCTTGTAGATCAAGAATTTTTGCAGACTGTGTGCTTTTAATTCCTGTTTCTTTTGTGGGTTGTTGTATTTTTTCAAACACCATTTTAACTTGTTTCATTTGGTCATCTAAAAATTTTTGTTGGGCTTGTGTGAGTTGCAAACCACCTTCTCTAACTCGTTGTTTTATTTGTGCGATCGCACCACCCATTTTGTTAACATCATCAAAAGATTTAAACTCAAAAAATTTTATAACTTGTGGTATTTTACCTAAACCAAAAAATGCCTTAAATATGCTCATTAATCCTCCTCTTCATTCCCTTAT